CGTCTTTTCGTTGAATTGGATTTCGTCAGTTTTCACGCCACCAAAGATGCACGCGCCCAATTGTCCGTTGCCGATGGGTAAACTATACTCCATCCAGGGGTTAGAACCCTCATTGGCAGGCGAGGGATACCAAAGGGTGAGCGGATGCTTTGGGGCAAAAGTCGATACACCAGCCAAAGGATATTCTCCCATGGCGCGCACCACATTGTGATAGCCCGTATAACGGTCGGGCATTGACACCTTTGTTTCACCAGATTTGAGGACAAAACGATTGCCAGCATCGCCAAAATCCCACATCCCCAGCACACGACCAGCACCGCTACCGCCGAAGAGGTTCATAACGTTTTTGCCACTCTGCCCCAAATTAGCCAGTTCATAGCTTCTGCCTTGTGTCTTGAGCGCAAAATTGACGGCCTTTTTCGCATCGGTGGTGGCTGCAAAGTATTGTCCATCACGACCATCGGGGGCTTTGCCTTGCTGCAACGTCACATAATGTCCGAGAGCAGAGCGCAGTACGCATTTCTCCTTTGTGCCGATAAACTGGAATTTCTGAGCATCTGTGGGCAATGCCACTTGAGATTTCAGTAGGTTGCCATTGCCTTCGTCTGTGAGATACACATTTCCGCGCGTAAACTCTATGCGGAAAAAGACAGGTTTTTCGGGCGTTGAAAACTGAGGAACGAGTTGTGCGAGTGCATTTGCTGTCAGCATGCAGCAAAGGAGAAACAATACGTAGAATCTTTTCATTGAGGTAAAAGGGAGGTTGGTGGTGAACGGTTGCAAAATCTGTCGAGAGTGGGCGTTAGGCTGTTGTGGGCGGCCTTGCGCAGCGAGAATGTGTCTTGGAAGGTTATACAGCACGAATATGTTGCATAAATTCACGTTGCCAACAAAAAACTTTGTTGAGGGGTGAACACCTAGCTTCTAGGTTTCTCCTTCACTTGTAGCGTTTTAATCTGTCCTCGGAGAGAAGAAGTAAAACTTAATAGTCTATTCTGCAAACTTTGCGTGGCAAATTTATTGTATTTTCATCGATTGACCAAATTTTGTGGCATGATTTCCACGAAAAAATGAGAAAGAAGCAACGAAAAGGTGTTTTTTGAAGGCGTTGAAACCTTTTCGGGAGGAAAATTGTGGGATTTGTTCAACAAAACGTCTTACATTTCTGATGAAATATCCCATTATAATCCGCAAAACGAAAAGTTGCATCGAATTAAAACGAAGAGTTGCTTAGCTGAAAACGAAACGTCTCCTATAAAACTCCACCCCACACTAGCACTATAATGCCCCTCTGCTATTATTATAACGGCAGAGGGGTATTATTATAAACCAGTTGGAGAGGAACTTAGGATAACAGCAAAAAAAGGAGGGCTACCTACTAGGCAGTCCTCCTTTCTCGTTGGGTGGGGTTATCTATCGGGGTTGAGTATCTTGTCTAGGTATCCCAAATGGTCGATTACTTCCTCTATGAGGTAATCCCACACCGCCTCTGACTTATAGCGGAAGGCATTGCAGGGTTCTCCATCCTCGTCTTCGTAGTCGTGTTCGAAATCAGGCATAAACTCATCGGTATACTCCTCGAGGAAGCTGGCGTAGAAATCAGCTGCAGCGTAGAGGTCTGTAGCTCTGAGCACCTTAAGAACAAGGTCTACTTGGAGTTGGCGAGCAAAGGAGTACTGAGCGTCGCGGGTCACAAAAGTACGGTTGTAAACGGTAAGCATAATGCATTGAAAATTTGAATGTTAAACGTCTTTCCACTACTCTAGGGGCTTCCCCTTGGTGGCAGTGCAAAGATGCGTACTAATGGTGGGACACGCAAGTTCATTCGCGGAATAAATAAACTGAATAGCAACCACTTAGCTTAGTATAAGAGTTCTGCGCGCCATATTAAGAGATGTATGGAGAGTGAGGACGAGAATCCTGCCAAACTCTGAGGGCTAGGACACCTTTGCAAGCATGATATCAGTGTAGCCAGCAGTGTAGTTAAGCGCAACAACATGCTCGTGGCGGACGGCATCTACAAAGGGGTTACCCAGCGATGGATTACGTCCCAGCCAGTCACATAGCTCAAAAATCTGAGACTTGCTGCTCGTAAAGTAGACAAAGCGGTGACCATTGAGGAGTGTGAGCACATCTAGATAATCAGAGAGCGACCACGACATATTATAAGTAGTCGTATCAGTGGAGAGATACGGAGGGTCGAGCAAAAATATAGCGCGAGGATTATCCTTGTATCGCTCAAAGAGCTCGCGATAGTCGACTGACGCTATCTCTATGCCATCAAGATAGCCCTCAGCAGAGTAATCACTACGTCGCACGTTATTATAGAGCTGCTCGCGGACAAAGCCATCTAAGGAGGTCGCATACTTGGATGAGAAGAGGAGCGAGGACGAGAGCGTGATATAATCCACATATCCTTGTTTGTCGGCTTGTTGCAGTATGTCAAGGATAGTAAGGCGCGTCTCATCAGGGATGCGTGCGTGTCGAGCGACATTAGCCACAAGGGGGCGGATGCGTGCCAGCAGTGCGTTGGTTGTGGGGATAGCAGCAATGCGCTGGCGGTAGTTATCGTAGTCGTTGTAGACCACGGTAGCGTTGGGCTTAGCCACGCGCGTGGCATGAGAGAGGAGACCACTACCTCCAAAGAGGTCAACAAAGATAGCATCATCGGGTAGAGTGGCAAGCAGGTCGCGGTAGATGCGCACGAAGTTGCGCTTTTGACCTTGGAAAGGGAGAGGAGCTGCATTGTACTGTTGCATTGATTTGAGATTTAGAATAGGTGAATAATGGAGTTATATTGGCGTGCTAATGCCGTTTGTTTCTTGCTGGCTTTGCGAAATGAGGAGAAAATCGTATCTTTGCAATACTTCTCACAATTCTTCATGATAAAACCATTCGATTGGCACGACAAAGGATATCATCCCTCGGTCGTGTGCCAGTCGAATGGTTTTATCGTAAAAGAAGTGTGAGAAGCTTTTTTATGAACGACCGAGGGCTTTTTATTCTCCGTCGTTAAGATTGTGATGTATCTGTTTTGTGGGCTTGAGAATTATGCGTATATTCGCGGCATCTCAATATTATAACTATGAAGCAATTACTACTAATGTTACTGACTGCGCCACTGCTCATGGCATGTGGCAGCGATAGCCCCGAGGTGCCAAGCACTAAGGGCAAAATACTCCCCGACCAGCTAGTGCGCATTGAAGCAGCGAAAGGTGTTCGCACCAGAGCTGCTGAGGCTGAATATACCGAGGACGGTGAAAAGCTTTTGACCGCGCTAGAAGTCGTGAAGCAGGGAGAGGTTATGGCTGGTACATATTTTCATCAACCCGATACGTCGCTTATGTGGCAGCCTTCCTACTATCATTATGGCGAGCGAGGTTTTGGAGACAACATGCGTGACACCGTCTCGGCTACTCCAGCTTTGCTCATGTTCAGCGATGACATCCTTACCTCTAAAGGGTTATACCCTAATTTCTTGAAGGCGTATGATGTTTTAGTTTTGGGTAAAATCAAGGAAAACCCTCGCCGTGACGAATATGGATTCTGGGAAAGAGACACCATTGCCTACGTCCCCAACTCTGTGCTGCGAGAAGCCGAAAAGAAGATTTATAAAGCCTATGCCGACAGCAACTACACCGAGGTGTATCGCTTGTTCCATGAGGCTTACAAATTTAAGCCCATCACGAGTAAGCAATGGCAGCGTCTGAAAGCTGCTGGCAAGCTCTAACCCATACAAAATACTCCGTTGGTCGTCCCACGTTATCTTCATGATGCGTGGGGCGATTTTTCATGTATAGACCTTACTAGTTGCGCCCTATGATGGCGAAGGTAAAGGGAGTATTGGTTAGGTTGCAATTACGCTGCACGTCTCGGATAAAGCACCAAGCCGTGTCTATTGTCTGCATAGCCAATTGTCCTACTAGCAGATTACCATTACCGATGGGAGTGATGATGATGCTATAGTCTGTGTGACCTATGCTGTGCAGAATCAGATACTCTCCCGTTGAGCGACGATACACTTTTGTAGCGAGCCCCCACAGAGACGACGGTGTTCCATCTGCATCTACTTTTCCACTCGCAAGTAATCCAGGCATGTCGTGCTTACCTTTGATATGGAGCTTTCCCTCTTTGATGTAGGTGTATTGCTGAGCTGAGTGGAACGACATAATACCATCACTAGCAATGGCATTGAAGGGAGTGATAAGACCCTCCGTATATTCCGCAGTTCTAGTCCTAAAGATAGCTCTTTCATAGTTCATGTTCGCGCTATAAAAAGACAAATAGATGCGGTATTTTCCTACGGGCAAATTGACTAAATCGAAACTACCCTCGTAGCTATTAGAACCAGCCTCTGTAGAAACGTTGGATATCCAGAGGTATTTGGTATAGGGTTTAGCTCCTACTTTATATTCCAAAAAAACGGTAGCACCTACATACGCTATTGTAGAATTTATATCTTTATGTGCAGAAGCATCGCTGTGTTTGGGGATACCACTAACACTTAGCGTATACTCAATCTTACCAAGCCCATAAGGAGAGGTTACTTCGAATTCTCTTGAGTATTTATTTGATTCATTATCCAGTCTGTTTGGTGAGATGATTATCTTATGTTCAGCACGTTGCACTATAGCATTGATATCACAGCGAGGTTGACGTGTCAACTCTGTCAGCACAGTCCCATCATCTCCACGAGTGAAGAGTGACCCAGTTCCATCAAATTGTAGGTCTCCAATATGCCCACTACCATCAAAGTTGAGGGCAATAGCTTCTTTTTCGTCTGCCTTTCCAAAGTTTTTCACTCCTAGAGCGAGTGCAGGTCGTGGTGCATTCCCCACCTTGGTAGAGCGCAGACCATTCAAATAGGCTGTTACCTCTCCATTTGTTGCACCATTGAATGGGATATCTCTCATCTGCAACATCGAGCCAAAGAGCAAGCCCCCCTCGATGCCAGCGCGCTGTGCAAATACTTGTTTGAGATAAGCCATGTGCGCTTGCTCATAGGCAAGTTCAGAGAGCTTTTTCCACGCGCTGTCTACCTGCGGAGTGGTTGTCACCACGCGTCCATCCGTAAAAGTGACGCGCGAGCGCGTCCAGAGATATTGCCCTTGTTGCCACGTAGGTAGTGTTGTGCTCCATCCCGAGGAAGGAGCAGAGTTTTCTGAAGAACTCACAGCATATTCAGAGAGCACAGCAGACACCCCCACACCATCATCCCCTTTGAAGTCGGCTTGCGCGCGCAACCAAGGGGTAGCGACTCGACCCTCCTCGAGTTTTGGAGCTGCGAAATAGACCTTACCCGACATTCTTTGTGCAACTTGAAACCATGAACGCAGATAAGCATTTGCGCCTCCGCTCTTATCAGCAGTAAAAGTCACTGCATACCGTTTCCAACCATCGGGGAGTCCATTCTCTTCCACTTGTTTAGTTTCGACCAAAGGTTGGTGTACTCCAATAGGCCAAGTAATAAGCCAACCACTGTTTGCACCTTTAGCATAGACCGAAAATGTGTATGTTTTACCTGATATAAAAGAGAGATGTTGATATAGTTCGCCAAAAGACTCTGACTGTGGAGCAGCGAAAGCTGCCCACACATTTACCCCAGTGATGGGAGGAACAACGTTACTCTCAAAGTTGATAGAACCTCCATTGTTGGTGTTCTTGTTCCATGCACCTAACGTCAGAGGCAGGTGAGCATCGCGCAGCAGGTTGGGCTGTGGGGTGAGACCATCTTTGCCGTTCTGTCCATCGACAAGTTGGTGTATGGTAAGTCTTGATTTGGCGTGTCGCATATTGAGAGGGATTTAGAACTAGAAGTCTAAGAAGAACTCGAAAGTCGTTCCAGAACCACTAGCGGTGAGTAGGTGGTCATTTTTGATGCGGATGGTGCGGTTGGCTGTTGTTGCGGTCTGTCCCGAGGAGGATGAGTAGGTACGTTTGACCTCATTGCTCGAGATAGTCCACCCCACAAAGTCCGCTTGGGATGGAGACCAAGTGTTATCCTTGGCATCTGCAGCCGTGAGTCGGTAAAATCCTAAGGTCTTGCCCACGTAGAAGCCCTCCGCCATAGGTTTGTAGCCTTGCCGAACGATAAGCTCAATAGGCAATCCCATCGAATTACCGCGACTAAGATGCGTACCTTGCTTGGCATCGGGCAGAATATCATAGGGGTCAGTTGTGTCGAGTACACTCTGGATAGCCTCTGCCGTCTTGTTGTAGGTTGAGGAAGTGCTATCGGTGTCCTTGGCTATCAGCTTGACTGTGCCGATGTTAAGGATGGCATCAGAATTTACCGTGATGGTCTTGCTTGTCCAATTGGCAAAGAGATTGCCCGATGGCAACCCACTACCTGCTGGAGCTGTCGCAGCCGTAATGGGATAGAACTGACCATTAACCCCTTGGATGTGCCAATCGTATTGTACGTTGGTGGTGTCCTCTGCCCCTCCACGGAGCATCCGTCCCTCGAAGCGTAGCTGCTTGCTAGCACCGCCTTCGGTGACAAAGATATTGCCATCAAGAGGGAGTATCATAGCCATAATCATGGTGCCTGCATTTTCCACTTGCGACAGAGTGATCTCTGCTTGCAATTGGGTGCTCAGTCCCGTCGTTGGGTCGGTGTGTGCATACTCGCAGGTGACACGCGTGGTGGCAGTCGTCATATTTTGCCCAATGGTCAGCGCGTAGGGCGCAGTCGTAGCGATAGTCATGCCGTTTTGTCCACTTGTCACGCGTGAGCCATTGACATACCACGTGCAAGCTCCCTTGACTTGATTGCCCGATAGTCCAGGGATGCCAATATGGGGAGTAATCACCTGTGCAGTCTTAGTGTAGTCAGGGAGGAAGGACACGGGGTCTTTGCTTTTGACTTGGGTGCTGCCTTGGGAGGTGGATAGGGTAAATGATACGGTTGTGCCATCGACGAGCTGATGAAACGTGAGGCGCGATTTTGCTTGTACTGCCATAGTGATAGGGATTATAGGGATTGTTTGTGAGTTGATTCGGTTTCCCCGTTGGGGGTATATAGGGTGCAAATGAGCGTCGTTTGTCCTGCAAGATCATTGGTGGTGATTTCTATCTCTCGCGCGAGGTGAGCGTGCTGGAGAGCCCAGTAGTTATCGTCTCCCTCACTCTCGCGTGTCCACTTGATGCGTGAGGGATGGACAGTGTCGGTGATGTCTACATTGTCTTCCTCGAGGACAGCGCGAAATGTCCCAACATAGCCTTGTCCAGCGCGATAAAATTGGCTACCACGCACGCAGTCTATGTAGAAACGCTGCACGGGCTTACCTGCAAATCGTACGGCATCGCTCCACGCTCCATGCTCACCCTTGCGTTGGCGAAGGTATTGGTCACCATCTTGAGCAGGCGCGTGCCAATCGGTCTTGCCGTCCTTGCTGTACTCTAGGTAGAGCCTACTGTCAGCAATCTTGCCATCTAGGTCATGTACCACATCGCTAAAGTCGCGCAGCTTGCCGTCTATCACCACCTTGCCCGTGAGGTAGACATTATCGGCAAATAGTCCGACCCCTGATATCTCACTGGGGTAGCCCAGCTCATGGAGGTTGTCTAGTTCTCCCTGCTGCATCGCCACGTGGCTCGCAAGGATGTCCCACTGATTGACCCCACGCAAGTAGCGTGTGTAGGTGCGCGTGTGGATGGCAAAGTGCTGACGCTCTGGGCGAGACACAGACCCACGGCTGGCGAAGGTCATGTGAGGTTGAGGGTGGAAGGTGGTGTTGGGGCGCAGCGAGTAGGTAAACCACTTGCGCTCGCTGTCCACTGTCTCCACCTTGAAATACGTGGTGGCGAAGCCTGCAAAGGTGAGGTTGAGCCGTCCATCGTCTGAGTCCTTGGTTGCGCCCCCTTGGGCTGTGGTGGCGTGGAAGATGCCTGTGAGCAGGTCGCCCACCTCCACTGTGGCGAGTTCGCCCTCTTGGAGCTTGAGATAGACCTTGCCCACCTCATCGGTGAGTCGCTCCACGCGCTCAATGATGCCAGCAGCTGGCGACTGCAGCTCGTAGCCTATGTGGACGTTGGTGCGATTGTAGCGCAGCTCGGGGACGTCTAGATGCTCATCGATGGCGAGGTCGCGCAAGTGCGCGCGTCCCTCAGCATCGACGTAGTAGGTAGGCAAAGCTCCAAACACTGCCCCCTCTTGCAGGTGGGCTTTGCCTTTTGCGGTCAATCCCTTATCATAGGTGATATGACCTTTTGCGGTGTCGTCTTGTATCTTGGAGAGGTAGTTGTCAAACTTGCTCCATATAGGAGAGGACTTATCTACATCCCTTGCCACATCTGCCCATCCTGCTCTAATCTTATGGGGCTGGCTGGATGAGTTAGACCCTTGCCCCTCCGCCCCCTCGTTGGGCTTGTCGCTGGTCGGGGCAGCAGCTAAGTAGAGGTAACCATCGTTGTCGGTCGAAAAGCGTTGTAATAGCGATAGATTGTTGTGCTTATGCCACTCTAATGGTGTGCCACTGCCGTCTGTCTGACCTGCGGAGTTGCCCATCGAGGTGGCATGCCCTCCTCGCGCGCCTTGAGTGGCACGTGGAGTGAGGTGCTGGGTGAGGGTATAGGAGTTAGACATTAGACGTTAGAGATTAGACGTTAGAGGGTCGGAAGCTCTCGGGGCTAAGCTCCACGAAGGTAGCTTCTTGTGTGTCTTCTATGAGATTGGCTGTAAGCCCAGTGGCGATGAACACACGGTCGCCTTGGCAGGCTTCGGTGAAGAGAGAAAGTGGATGTTGAGCGAGGGCACACACTCCAGAGAGTTTCACGTGTCGCGTGGAGAATTGTGAGAAGATGGTGTTGAGCAATAGTCGCTCGGGCGAGCCTTTGTCGCCTGCGCGCATGAGAGTGTGGAGTGCGCCAAACTGCGAGCGACGTCCTTCGGGACGACTATAATAATAGAGCAATCCACGTGCGGAGGGTGCAGTCTCAGGATGCGTGCCACAAGCCAAATCTAGGCTCATGTGCTCACGCGCATCGGGATTGACCACTGCACGGTGCTGCACATCATCTAGCTCTGCAGCTGCAAAGTTGCCATAGCAGCGCGCTATCTCGAGCTTGGGGGCTTTGTAGAGCATCCAGCGGACTTTATCTCGCAAGCTAGAATGATCATAAGCATACCTAGTTCCCAATGCGCCATAGTCGTAAAAAGCGATGCCCTCGTAGACCACCACCTCTATATAGCCTCCAATGGGGGGATAGGGGATGGGCTGCCCCACGCCAAAGCTCTCGAGGATGTCGTAGGCATGGTTATTGTTGTTGTCGGCTAGGGGCAAGAAGGTGCGCTCTGGTCTGTCGGGACGCCCGATGCAGGGGCGATTGCTAGCCCAGCCCGAGAGTGCGGTGTTCTCCACGGGGTCTTTCGGGTCGTAGTAGGCTAGCCATGCATCGTCCAGGTCTCCTTTTCCCTCTTCCCACGTCCCTCCTAAGCCTAGGGAGGAGATAATGCCTGCCGAATTCGCTATACCGCGGTTGGTGTAGTGCATCAGCGCGTTGCCCTGCGCATCATAGAGATTGACAGCGATGGGCAAATACGTCCATCCTGCGCGCACCTTAAAGTATTGGTAGTCATTGCGCTCCGTTTCGTTGACGGGCGAGGCTTCGCGGAAGGGATTATAGCGCACATCGACCAAGATGGGCAGTGTGAGCCGAAGCATGTAGTCGGACGAGGAGCAGGGAGGCACATAGACGCGGTGGGAGCGCATCACCTCGGCAAAAGAGGGTGCTACCACACTGTTGAGCACTCGGAGTGGGCTGGTGTCTGCATTGGCTGCTGCCGTGGCGAAGACCGACCCTTCTGACCACGTGGTGTCTTTGAGTCTCGGATTGGCTATGCTCCATGCCACGCCCGTGTCTTTGCTGCCACCGCTCAAGGGCAGGAGCGAGAAGTATGTTGCGGAGTCCTTCACAAATGCCAAGCCCTTGCCTGCTCCGAGGAAGAGGGCAAAATCATGGATGGGAGGCGCATTGCGTGCATAGCGCAGGGGTTTGAAGTAGTTGCGAGCAGTGTCGATGTTGCCGATGCTTGCAGGGTCGGTGTAGGTGACTTCTCCAGTGAGCAGCGTGTTCTCCACGTTGGGGCTGAAGGTGAGGGTGCAGTCGTTGACCACCTTGTCCACGCTGAGCGTTTGGCTGCTGCCCATCCAGTGTATTTTTTCGCGCTGCGCGGTGGTGTAGAGTCCGTGCAGGTCGTAGAGATAGAGCCTTCCGCCACGGCTCACAAGGCGCAGGGCAAGAGGCTGGAGCATGTCGGTGAGCACTTGCTTGAGGGAGGCATAGGTGCCAGTGTCGTCGCGCCAGTTGTCGGCACTCACGGCTATGGTGTCTATCTCCATCGGCTCTCCTTGCTGACCTTGGAGTGAGAGCATGGAGGTGTCGAGTGTGAGCCGTTCGAGTGCAGCGCATTGCTGTGCGGTGGTGAGGACGTCTTTGAGGGTGACGATGCCACGCAGGGGCATCGGGATGCGGTCGAGGACACCAAAGTCGGAGAAGGTGAGTGAGACCACATAGGAGTCGCGCATCTCATAAGGCTCCTCGTAGAATTCGGCATCGAGCGTGCCTGCCCAATAGAGCTGTCCTTCTCTGTAGATGTGTGTTCCCACGCTTCCAGCTTTGATGGTGTAGAGGTTTTGATAGGTGCCATCGTCTGGTGAAATCACTCTGATGGTGGCAGTGCTGGGACACAGAGGCTCCTCCTTTGACACCTCCCCCCACTCTATCACCACACTCTCACCAACATCAAAACTTAATATGCCAACTTTGTTGGGAGCGTCGTCTATCTCTTTCCATATCTCGGCACTCCACACGACGTTGGACTGCGACACAAATTCTCCTTGGTAAATAATATGCTTGGACATGGGAAGGGGATAATATTATGTTGTTAAAAATTTCGTTGACTACGATGTTGCTCGTTTTTGAGGATGCCCACGAGGTTGCGCCCTTTGATTTCAAACTCCACGCGTCCTCCCATGCTTCCTGCTCTGTTGTCAATGTCAAGCAAGCTACGGAGTTTGTTGAGGGGGGCAACGACCTCGGGGTTAGTGCTCGCGCCTGCATACTCACCAAAGAGACCGAGGGTCGGTCCGTAGGCGATACCACCATTGGCAAACTTAGGGACTGAGTTTTTGGCACTCACCACTGAAGCGAGCAACGCACCTACCATTGCAGCACCGATAGCCACACCTACAAAAGGCATCCAAGCATGAGCCTTGAGCGTCTTGGCAGCTGCTGCCGTAGTGTCGGCTGCGGCTTCCGTACCTGATGCGGTGGCTGCAGTGAGCGATGCAGTCGCTCCAGCTGTAGATGCAGATGCAGCAGTGGTGCTAGCCACAGCATGTCCTTCCTTGGCAATCGTTCCAGCCGTGGTAGCTGCTGTCTGAGCTGTAGTAAGTGTAGTAATGAGTTGCGTGATGGTGGCTACATTTTGGAAGATACTTATTACGCCATCGACAACAGCAGTGAGCTTTTTCCAAGCATTATCATTGCCTTCGATAGCCGTTGTAATGTTATCAATACCACTAGCCACGCTCTTAACACTTCCCCAACCCGATACGAATTGTTTACCTAGACTCTCGCCAACCTTCCCCACGTCCTTGATAACCTTTGCCTTATTTTCCCACAATTGTATCTCGCGGTTGATTTTTGCAGCTTCTTCAAGAGAGGCGGTTTGAAGTTTTGATGAGAGGATATCAATATTGCTATTAATATCTTTGAGTGTGGAAGCAGCACCATTAAAGACGGCTTCTTGACCAGCATTGCGGATAGCTCTGCCTAGATCATCCCACTTTTTGATTTGGCGGTTGATATCAGCAGCTTGTTCTAAGGTCGCTGTTTTGAGCTGTTCGGTGAGGATATCGATATTCGCATTAATTTGGTCAAGTGTCTTAGCCTCTTCGTTGATGGTAGTTTTCGTAACGAGACCAGCATTCTTGATAGCATCCTCTTTGTCACGCCAAAGTTTAATCTGCTTATTGATGACAGCAGCTTCTTCTAAATTGGCTGTTTGAAGTTGCTCAGTAAGGATATCTATATTTGTAGAAATGTCTTTGAGCGTAGATGCATCCGACTTTATGCTCTTTTGTTGACTACTAGCACCGATTTTATTGAGTCTATCTAATTCCGCTTCGTATTTCGTAATTTCTTCGCGTAAAGCCTTGATGGATTCCTCGCTGGTGGCTTCACGCAGAGCATTACGAGCTTTCTCAATTTTCTCCTCTGTCTTAGCAATAAGACCTACAGATGGTTTATTGCTGGTATTAGTATTAGCATGACCACCACGCCCACTATGTCCCCCTATTGCATTTCTGGGAGGATTTGTCTTTGGAGGTTGAAATTTTTCTGTATTGGCATTCTTGCCACCTCCCCTATCTTTCGTCTTGGTCTCGACTGTTATGGTCTTTGTATCGTCTAGTCCCAAGAATTTCTTGAGCCATTCCCAAGCTATCTTAATTTTCTCAATCACCCAGTTGAAGGCCTTGACAAGGGCATCCTTAATGATACCAGCCAATTTCTTTACCACGCCCCAAACCTTGTCACAAATAGCACGGAAGGTATCGCTCTTTTTGTAAGCCAACACAACAATAGCAACGAGAGCAGCAATAGCCATAATAACAATCCCAACAGGGTTTGCAGATAGGGCTACGTTGAGAGCCCATTGAGCAACTGTCCATGTTTTACTAGCAAGTGCCACGGCTTTTTGTGCCACAGCACTAGCTATAATTGCAGCCGTGAGTTGTATGCTAACTGCACGAGAAGCTATGGACGCAAGGGTAGAGCGTACCGTAGCTGCAGCAAAAGCTATCCACGCTTTAATGTCAGCCCATTTTGCAGCGGAAAATGCCCATACAGCTTTAGAGGCTATAGTTATACCTTGTCCGAATAACACCAAACCAGAAGTTGCTTGACCTGCTAATGCAATGTAAGTGACGTAGGGTTGAGCAGCAGATGCAATAGCCCCTATCCACGAAAACATTGAAGATAGTTGGTTTTGTAGCATCTGTGTAACCGCTTCTCCCGACCCCGACATACTTTCAAAAGCAGCGTCTATCGTCCCACCTGAATCCGCCATCGCAGACACGTTGTTGCGATACGTATCTGCTAGCTCACCATTAAGGGGAATAAGCGCACGGAGTGCTTCCGCAGAGCCAAAGAGTTTGCCGTAGATTTCTTGGGCTATCATGCCGTTGGCAGCGGCATAAGCCTTGACCGTGCCATCGAGGTTGGTCAAAAAGCTCTGAAAGCCCCCTGCTGCCTTGATGGCTGCAGCATCAAACTGAATGCCCATGGCTTGTGCCATCTCGGCAGCCTCGGAGCTAGGCTTGACGAGAGCCGTGAAGATGGCAGCCATCTGCGTGCTCACCTCGTTGGTGTTGCCCGACACGCCAGTGAGGGTGGCAAAGCTCGCCATGAGCTCATCGACAGTGACCCCCAGCGTGGCAGCATTACCCGTGACGCGTGGGAGAGCTTGGGCAAGCTGCTCAAAGGAGGTGACACCATTTTTGGCAGTGGTCTGTATCTTGTCTTGCAGGGCTGCAGCTTCGCTCCACTCCAAGCCATAGTTTTTGATGAGGGTGGAGGTGACGGTGACCGTCTGCCCGAGGTCGGCAATGCCCCCGACGGCAGACTTCGACGACTGCTCCAAGAAGGCAATCCAGTTGTCTTTGGGCACACCATTGGAGATGACCTGATAGAGCCCCGATGCCAGCTCCTCCTTGGCAAGGGGGATGGTGTTGGCGAGCTCTTCCACTTGCCCCGTGAGCAGTGAAAGCCCCTCTTTGCTCTCTCCAGCCATGGTGTTGACAGCGCGCATGCCCTTGTCGAAGGCGTTGAAGTCTTGGGCAATGCCCGAGATGACATCTTGCAGACGCCCCACGACCTCGATGGAGGAGTTGAGGGCGAGGGCAAAGCTGCCCATGTTGGAGAGAGAGGAGGTGGCTCTTTGCGCCACATCGGGTATGTCCCCGATGGCTTTGCGCAGCTCCTCGGTGCTAGCCGTGACAGAGTGGAGGACCTTTTGCCCGTTGCTCTCTATCTCGACGCGAAATTTCACGGTTTTGTCCATGGGGATGGTAGAGGTTAGACGTTAGAGATTAGACGTTAGAGATTAGACGTTAGACATTGTCGGACATCCCATATCGCTCAAGGGCAGCTTCGTAGCGTGCTTTGCGCTCTTGTGGCGAGAGTTGGGGCTCGCTGGGGAGCTGCTCCTTGTCCCAAGGCAGGGGGAGAACCTCTGTAGGGGTGAGCGATTGGGTGGAGTGTGGCTGGAGCGTGCAGAGAGCGAGGATGCGTGTTTGCTCCCACGAGGTGCGCTGCTGCTGTTGTTGGTGTTGCGTCCACGCGGTGTGTGCAGCGTGAAACTCCGTGGGTGTGCATCCCTCAAAATCGGAGCGCGCCATGCCCATGGCTCCAAGTGCAATGCCTAGCAGTTGGTCTATGTCTAGGTTTCGGGTGTCTCGGTTTGAGGTGTCTCGGTTTGAGGTGTCTCGGTTTGAGGTGTCTCGGTTTTGGGGGTCTCTTTTTTTTCGCTGTCGGTTGCCGTGCTAGCCATGTCGGCGTAGAAGTTTTGCATGTCGCTGGGAGCGAGGAGGTCGGCAAACGTCAGGAAGTCGATGTTGCACTCCACTTTGTCGGCATTGCAGGCAGAGAGTAGGCAGCAGTGGAGGAAGAGGAGGTTGTCGGCAGTGTCTGTGGCATCGAGCTGTGAGGCGTCGCGCCCTGTTTCGCGTTTGAAGCGCACAAACGCGCCCATGGTGACACGGCAAGGATAGGTCTTGCCATCAAGAGTGAGAGTATTCATATAGCTTTTAGAGATTAGATGTTAGACGTTAGAGAGATGAGACGTTATGCTGAATGGGTGTCGGAGGATTCATGTGTGGATGCAGCTGTGGATGCAAGTGTGGATGCAGGTGTGGATGCAGCACTGGCTACTGTTGCTGTGCGCTCTTGTTTGGCAGCGAGGGTCTCAGGTGCTACGGCTCCAGAGTTTTCGAATGTGAGGGAGTATTTGGCGTCATCTCCAGCAGGTGCATCGAGGTCGAGAGAGGTGATGATGTAAGTGCCAGAGTAGGCAGCGGTTTCTCCCACGAAGCAGTAGGTGAGCTTGACGGGCGTGCCTTCCAGCATGAGTTTCTTGAGGTCGGCATAGGGCGTGCGAGAGCCTGTCACTTCAAATCCCTCAGTGGTGATTTGCTCGGAGACAGATTTGACGTATTTTTCTTTGAATCGTCCCTCGCCACGCTCCTTGGTGACGCGCTCGCCCGTCTCGGTCGAGTTGGAGATTTTGCACGTGGCGGAGTAGCCCATGGGCTTGCCATTGAGCGAGAGGATGAGGTCAGTGCCTAGTTTGTAGTCAGACATGGTTGTAGGGTTTAGACGTTAGAGTTTTGTCGTTAGAGCCAGCTAAGTAGACGGCTGCGGATGGCGATGTAGAGCAGCACTGCCACAAGTGCGATGCCAAGCACGAGGGCTACCCACCAGCTGCTGGAGGTGCGTTTGACCTCTTGGTGATAGCTCTGTAGGGTCTGCTCTGCCAGCAGGGCATTTCGCGCTGCGGTGCGCTGATAGGAGTTGCTGCGCTGCTGATAGTAGGTGACAAGCTGTTGGAGGCTATCGCACGAGGCATCGAGATAGAGCGTGTCGTGGAGGGTGCGGATGGTGACTTGGGCGCGCCCCTTGCGCTGTGTGTAGCTAGCCCCTTGGGGGAGGTCACGGAGGTTGGTCAGCGGAATCGTCATCGAGAGACTGTCCGCACTCACTCCCTCTCGCCTCACTATGGTCGTCTGTAGGACAGAGTTTGCGGTGCGCAGGCTGTCCGCGTGCTGTGCCACCACTCGGGTGGACGAGCTGGAAGTCGCTGTCACGCGCCTTGAGCTGCTGCAACTCGCTGCGCAGAGGACAAGTGCCGTAATAGCGACACTCCGTAGCGCGACGAATGGTAGCTTCAAGACGGAGGATGGCGTCGTGGAGTTGGGAGTTATCATGCTGTAGGTTGATGAGTGTGCCTTGCACGTCCTCATACATAGCCTTGTAGGTGTCGTGCACCTCTTTGGCAGTTCGTGCTTGGCGCAGAGTTTTGCTGGTGAGCCACACAATGACCGCTCCCACACTGCCAGTGGGCAAGAGCCATTGTAGAAGCGTGATGAGGGAGTCGATCATTGGTTGCTATACATTAGAGATTAGACGTCTAGAGTATTACCTTGAGCCACGCGCTCACGTCGAAGCTGGGGCAAGCCTTTGCTCGATTGAGGTCGCGATGCCCCACGATGCGCACCTTGGGGTGGCGTTTGTGAAACTCGCGGATGTAGCGTGCCATCTCGGAGCGTTGTAGGGCAGTGCGTGTGTCTTTGGGTGTTTTGCCGTCTTTGGCAAGTCCACCCACGTAGACAATGTGGCGTGACACGGAGTTGAAGCCTGCTGCACCATTGGTCAGCTCCCAAGGGTCGACGTTGGCATCCTCATTGTTGTCAACGAGTCGCTCTACGCTGCCATCGAGATGAAACATGTCGGTGTAGCCCACTTGTTTCCAGCCACGCCCACCCTTACTCACGGGGTCGGTGTGCCAATGGCGTAGCTCGGCAGCACTCACCTCCCTCCCCTCGGGAGTGGCGGTGCAGTGGATAACGAGATATTTGAGTTCAGCCATAGCGCATTAGGGTTTGTGTGCACTCATAATCACTGCTCCAGCGTCTTGCTTCTTGGGCATGGCGAGGAAGTAGTGGCGGAAGTTGATGAGATTGCGTTGATGTTGTGGGTCTGTCCCAGCCTCGGAGTAATACATCTTGGTAGAGCCCGTGCATTTGAACACGCGCTGCTCAAAGAAGGCAAAAGAGCACTGGTACTCTCCTGTTTCGGCAGTCGCACCTACAGGCTTTTTTTCACCAGTTTGGGAGTAGATGGGGTTGGCATCAAACTCATAGAAGTCAAAACCATATTGACGTCCAATTTTAGCATCAGTGCGGTCTATATTGTACTGCTCCTTGAAGCGTTGGTCGGTCTCAAACAAGTCGTTGACGTGGTCGGAGCAAAGCACTAGGCGACGACCTACTTTGGGTACACCCAACTTGTCAAGTGCACGCTTAAGATTGATAACGTCTGCCATGACCATCTTGACACGACCTGTCTCTGGGTCTTTTTCGCCAGTGGTCTTAAGCACTGGAGTTTGTGGTGTCTGCTTTTGGGCGCAGAAGGAGTGCGCAGCCTTGACGAACTTGGAATTGCTGATAGCAGTAGCGTGAGACTCTTTGACACGCGCCATCTTATCATACGAACTTGCGTACATCTCATCGTCGGTAACGGGAGTAGCCTTGGTTTGGAACTTGTCGAGCTTGAGCGCGATATCTCCGTCTTTAAGCTCTTGCACCTCGATGGGATAGGATGTGTTGTTAATGAGCACATCGGGGTCGACACCGACATCTACAAGGTGGATGACATCATTTTCGGCTAAGCTAGAGGCATCGGGGATGCCATCCAGCCAAGTGGCTCCCTCTAATCGACGGAGTTGCTTCACCAGCTCGCCCGTCCAGATTTCTTTCAAGACCCCAGCACGGAGGATGGGATACTTGCTAGCAGGGAGATAGATGGAGAGCAATACGCTTCCCACAATGGCAAGGATAGCTCCCCAAATAGGAGGGATGCCCAAGAGGAAGGCAAGGGTGGCTCCCGATAGAGTGTTGAGCAAGAGAGCCGTGACAGCGTGTAGGATTATTTTCTGCATAATTTTGTGGTTTTGAGGTTAGCAATTAGAGTTCACAGTCAATACCGTACTCTGCCTTATAGAGTTGCTTGTAGCGGTCGGGGTCGCTATCACGCAGCTGCATGAGTTCCTCGCTAGGCACATCACTGAGCTTGGCATAGGTCTTGGGCTGGACAGCCTGACCAAAGGAGTTGAGTGTGGCAGAGAGTTTTTCGCGTGGTGACATAGATTGAAAGGTGGTACGGAGATTGTCTGCACCGACAGACTTGCCAAGTTGGAGGAAGTGGTCGCGCATCTTCAGCTCGATTTTCTTCTCAGCGACTGCGCCATCAACGAGGGCTTCGACCTCACGCTGAATGACCGCTTCTTTCTCGGCACGGAGGGTTTCGACTTCTGTGCTGGTGGCTTTGATTTCATCGATTTTGGCATAGATAGCCGTTTCGTCTGCCCCTTCGGGCAAGCCCAACTTGAGGGCTAATACTTTGGTGTCCATTTCGGTAGGATAGGTTGATTGAGGTTGGTTAGATTGATTATATAGTGACGGCAGGGGGCATGCTCCGCCTGCCGAGAGGTTGAGTTGCTGTCCTTGATAGTTGAGACGGATGGCATCATCGTTAGCACCGATGTCTACCACACTCACCTCAGTGAGCTTGCTCTTGGTGATGGTAGCCATGGTCTGACCCTCCACTGCAAGATTGGGGTCATTGCTCCACTCTAAGATGTCAATGCCAACACTCACCATGCGCAGAGAGCCAAACTCCCATTGCTTTTTGCAGCGTTGGCTAAGCTCGGAGGCTTCATCGAAATTGAGTAGCCCCGTAATCTCACCATGCTCTTTTTGGATGTCGGTGAGTGTACCGATGACTTGACCACGCTGGTGCATCCAGAGCAACACGGGGTTGCGATTATATTGCTCGATGTCCAAGCCATCGGTCAAGACTCTCGTGCCGTAAGAGTTGAGAGAGTCATTGGTCAGTCGGACTCGGTTAGAGGTATTATTTTTGCCCATTGTCTTTTGGTTGATTTGATGATTATGCCCTTTGAGAGCGGGATTTCTAGTGCAATATTACTGCGTTATTTCGACCCTCAAAAATTAAGTTTGCAACCCTTGCACAGATATATGCAACGGTTGCAAACCTTTTTTTCACACCCCACAAAAAAGGGGCAACTTTGCACTATAATCCATCATTTACAGCGCATGAAAAAAACAGAAAACGAAAAAAAGAAATCGCTTGCTCGCTCGCTATATCTCTCGGGGATGGAGCAAGCAGAGATAGCGGACAAGATAGGGGTGACACGCGTGACCATCTCTCGCTGGTGCTCAGCTGAGGGGTGGAAGGAGCAGCGTGCAGCCAAAAATATCACCCGACCCGAACTCGTCAATAAGCTCCTGCTTACCATCGACAAACTAATCGAACAAGTACATGAGAGTGACGACCCAACCCTCATCTCTGGACTGGGCGATAAGCTCGCCAAACTAGCCTCCGTCATAGACAAACTAGACAAGAAGGCAAATGTGGTAGATACCATTGAGTCCTTCATGGCTTTCTCAAAGTGGCTAGAATACCGCTCACAGACAGACAAAAACCTTACACCTGAGCTGCTCAAACTCTTCAATACCTACCAAGACAAGTATATCGTGGAGATGATGTCGCAGTAGACCAACATTATAAGCACACTCGAACCCTATTATAATCCCCTTATGACACAAGCCGAACGTAAGAAAGCCCTTGAAGAATGGAAGGAGCATTGTAAGCGCGTACAGTCCCTAACAGCAGTAGCCAGTACGCAGGAAACAGCAGTCGAAAAAGACAAGCGTATCGCGCGCCTGCAGAAGGACTATGCAGCCTTTTGCGAGTACTACTTTCCTCACTTTTTGACCCTGCGCGACAAGACCACAGGGGAGGTGCTGCGCACCATCCACAACGCACCTTTCCACAATGCAGCTGCGAAAAAGGTAAAAGAAACACCCAACCTTAAGGCGGTCTTCAAATGGCCTCGCGGTCACGCCAAAAGCACCCACTTTGACATTTTTGTGCCTATTTGGATGATGATACAACCTCAACCCCTTATACATGTAATGGTGGTTGTCGGTAAGAGTGAGGATGCTGCTAAGACGTTGTTAGGCGACTTGCAAGCAGAGCTAGAGTATAACCAGCGGTTGATTGCTGACTTCGGTCAATTCAAAAATGTTGGCTCATGGGAGGATGGTCAATTTGTGACCCAAGGGGATATTGCCTTTTTTGCACGTGGTCGCGGACAATCTCCACGTGGTCTACGTTATAAGGAGTCGCGCCCCGATTACATCGTGATTGATGACTTAGACGATGACGAGCTCTGCAAAAATCCACGACGTGTGCGTGAGCTAACCGATTGGGTCAAGGAGGCATTGTTTGGCTCACTCGACGTGGGTCGTGGTCGTTTTATCATGGTCGGCAACTTAATTTCAAAAACTTCTGTACTTGCCAATATAGCAGCCACTAAGAGTGTCCATGTTTCTGAGATTAAGGCAGTCGATAGAGACGGTAACCCCGTGTGGGCAGAGAAATGGACAAAGGAGGAAGCTGCGGAATATGCAGCCTTTGCAGGATATCGCTCATGGCAAAAGGAGATGATGCACAATCCAATCATGGAGGGGAGCATCTTCAAACAAGAGTGGATACAATTCAAGAAACTCCCCAAACTCGAAAAGTACGATGCGCTTGTGTGCTACACCGACCCCTCATTCAAGTCACGTGGTAACGACTTCAAAGCATCCCGCTTTTGGGGCAAGATTGGCAACGAGCTGCACCTTATCAACTGCTGGGTGCGCCAAGATAGTGTCAATGCCATGGTGCGCTGGCTCTACGACCTCTACGAGAGTTTGCCTGAGGGCGTGGCAGTGCAGTTCTTGATGGAGGCTAACTTCATGCAGGACATCATACTAGACGAGTTTGTGGCTGAGGGTGAAGTGCGTGGCTATCAACTCCCCATCATGGGTGATTACCGCAAGAAGCCCGACAAAATACAGCGCATTGAAGCTGTATCTCCACTGTGGGAGCGTGGTTTTGTGTGGTACAACGAGGCTTTGCGCGACAACATCGACATGCAGACGGGCATAGACCAGACGCTCGCTCTGGAGCGCGGTAGCTCTGCCCACGATGATGCGCCCGATGCTGACGAGGCGGCTATTTGGAAGCTCCAAAAGCACACCCGACAACAGCGGTATGAGCCTAAGATGGGGATGCGCCCATCGGCAAAAAACAAAGTATGGTAACTCTAATATAAGACGATATGTTTGTCAATCAAGAAGATTATAAGGTGGTCATTGGCGAAGCTGCTCTAGGCGTACTCTCACGCATTGATGCTGCTAACATCGCTAATGCGGAAGCCGAAGCCAAAGAAGAGATATGCTCTTATCTCCGACCCAAATACGACTGCGAGGCTATCTATGCAGCAGAGGGGGAGGCGCGCAATCGACTCATCGTGATGTACACGGTGGACGTTGCACTCTACCACCTATCCGCCTCTACACAACAGCGCATGGGAGCGGAGGTACGTAAGGAGAGATATGAGCGCGCCATTAAGTGGCTAGAGGGAGTAGCAAGGGGCTTTATTATCCCCGACCTCCCTTTGGCTGGTAGTGGTAGCAACGGAGTAGATAATAGCCCATCGAGCTTCTCGTATGGTTGCGAAAAGAAACAACATTATAGCTGGTAATTATGAGCTTAGTATCCAAATTTAAGGGCTGGTTTGCCCCACAAGAAGATAATGTATTACACACTGCTTATGGCACTTACAACCTCGCCAAGAGCAGTGACCGTGCTGCGCTAAAGCGCACCGTAGTGGAGATGCAACGACAGACCGATGCACTCACACGCAAGGACTTGCAAGATTGGCGGTCGGCTTGGCAGATGGCTATCAATGTGGATAACCCTAATCGTGCACGACTCTACGACTTATATCGAGATGTAGATGTAGACTTGCACCTATCGGGCTGTGTAGGACAGCGCACAGGATTTGTCCTCGCGCGCTCCTTCAAACTCGAAAAGGCAGACGGCACGGCTGATGAGGAGGCTGTAAAGTTATTTGATGCCCCTTGGTTTAAGCAATTTATCACGCAAGCCTTGAGTAACATCTATTGGGGATATACTCTCATTGAGTTGGGAGATGTCATCGTTAATGAGGACGGCAAGCGGATGTACACAGAGACCAAAATTATACCTCGTAAGCACGTGCTGCCTGAGTTTGGCGTAGTGGTGCGCCAAGTGGGCGAGGACGCTAAGACTGGGGTTGATTACCGCGCGGACAACCTTCGCGATTGGTACATAGAAGTTGGTAGTGCTGATGACCTTGGACTCTATCTCAAGGCTGCCACACAGACTATTCCGAAAAAAAATGCCCTCGGCTTTTGGGACACCTTTAGCGAGATTTTTGGTATGCCCATGCGCATTGCAAAAACCACCACGCGTGACGACAAGGAGCGTGCCAAGATGGAAAAAATGATGGAGAGCATGGGTGCTGCCTTGTGGGCGGTGGTGCAAGAGGGTACAGAGATTGAGGTCGTGGAAAATAGCCGTGGCGATGCTTACAACGTCTATGACCGACGTATCGACCGCGCCAACTCTGAGCTATCTAAGCTCATCCTACAACAGACCATGACCATCGAGGACGGTAGCTCCCTCTCTCAGTCCCAGACTCACCTTGAGGTGTTCAAAAATCTCATTGAGCAGGACTGTGACATGTTGCGCGATATTATCAACAATCGTCTCTTGCCACGCATGGTGCTGCATGGTTTCCCCGTGCAGGGTTTGTCCTTTGAGTGGGACTACTCTGTGGACTACACGCCTGAGCAGCAAGTGGCATTCGAGCAAATGGTGCTTAATAACTATGAGGTGGATGGTGCTTACTTTGCAGAGAAATACGGTATGCCCGTAGGTGAGCGTTTGAGTAACAGCATCATGCCTTTGGATGGTGGTGACGATGACGGCACGGATGACAAGAGTAAGGATAAGGATAAAGATGCCGACAAGGACAAAAAGGCGAAGAATCAGAAGTTGATGCAAGACTATTTTGCGCGCTTGAGCAAAGAGATGGAGCGCAAATCTGCCGACAAGATAGATGCACGACGTCTTTGGCTAGAGACGCTTCAAGCACAAACCAACACTCATAAGCCTTTTTTCGACTAAGCCCCTCTGACTATGAGGGGCTGCATGCTCGGTATCGCGCGCTGCTCACCTGCGACCACGGAGAGGGATGTAGCTGTGGCTGCACTCACATCGAGATGGGACGCAAGGATATCCCTGAGACAGAGCGCGAAAAACTCAAGAAAAAGTTTAAGGGGATGATGCGCGCTCTCTACAGACAAGAGGGGGCGATGCTAGACATGGAGGTTTTGCGTGAGAGTGAGGTATTAGATTTTATCGATGCTCACGCTGCTGTGCTTGATAGTACGTTTGACAAGGTTAAGATGAGTGATGGTATGCGCTTATCGCTCCAAAAAAGCGACTGGATATTCTCGGGTATGAAGACCTTCCACGAACTCCACGAAGCCTTTCCATCCTTGCTTGATGAACACGGAGAAAGAAAGTCATTCGAACGCTTTTACAACGACGTCAGAAAGGTGGACGAAACCTATAACCGCAACTACCTAAGAGCGGAGTACAATTTTGCTACTGCCTCTGCAGAGATGGCTGCCAAGTGGGAACAATACGAAAGGGATGGGGATAGATACTACCTGCAATATCGCACGGTAGGAGATAGTCACGTCCGCGAAGAGCACGCTGCGCTCAATGGGACTACGCTACCCGTGTCACATCCCTTTTGGGACACGCATTATCCACCCAATGGGTGGAATTGTCGCTGTTTGGCGGTGCAGGTGCGTAAGTCGTCACACGAGCAGACGTCAGAGGATGAGCTATCTAAGCGCACCAAGGCTCTAGCTGAGCAGCAGGCAAAGAGTAAGGGCAAGAGTGAGATGTTTCGTTTTAATCCTGGAAAGCAACGCAAGGTGTTCCCCGACTACAATCCCTACACTATCAAGCGATGCAACGACTGCGACTTGGCAAAAGGGAAGTTTGGAAAGGCGGATGCCAATGAGCTTTGTGCTGGGTGTGCTTTGCTGCGTAACTGTATGGACAGTGCTGGATGCATCACAGACAAAGAGTTTGGAAGACGTCTGCTGATAAGTAAGCAAGCCGACCAAAGTGAGATAGAACTCAATACTGAGGCAGCTCGTATACTACTTCGAAATTTTCCCGATATGCATATCAAGATAAGAGAACACATAACAGATGGACGTAAGAATCCCGAGTATCTTATCAATGGTAAGAAAGCAGACAGAAAAGGTATTCATGGAGTAAATGGGGTTACCAGTGGTTTCAAGAAAGCTATCGAGCAAGAATGTAAGGTTGTCGTGATAGACCTAAATGAACACATGGGAGATAAAAAAATGCAGAGTCATAAGCTAGCAGGAGAATTAGCAAATAGATATCTTGATTTTCATAGCAACATCATATCAGGCTGTTATGTCATATACCTCGACAAAGCAGCTTTTTTGAATGTCGAGGATATGCCGACAAACCCAGCATTAAAAAAAGGAGAAGACAAAGGAATAAGAAAACAGCACATCATCTCTATATTAGACAAAATAGCCACACCTTAATGGTGTGGCTTTTTTATCAAGAAGGCCGAGCTTGAAGTTATCGTGCCGTCCTGGCGACATCTTGATTAATAGTGCAAAAATAATAAGAACTCCGCAAACCACCAAATGATTTGCGGAGTTTTTCTTTACTCGTGTGTTATTTGCCCCAAAAACCGATATACATCGATGTTTTCTAGGAGTTCTTCGTGGTTGTGGTTGGTGTGGGTCGTGATTAGCTCCATGCCGTGGAAGTGTTCCCCTCGTAACCCTCTAACAACGGAACAAATGCGCTCAGACAACTCGAAGGCTGCAAAGTCGTCTATGTCCTCACCTAGTGCCGTGCTACCCATCCAATCGGTGACGATGTGCAGCGATACCGTGCCTTCACCACGCATCGCATTGGGTTGTCCGCCAAGTCGCTGCCAATTGATTGCACCAAATTCGATAAACACCGCAGGACGCGACCATTGCTGCTCCTGCTCGATAAATTCCACGTTGTGATTCCACAAGTCTATGTGCTTGATTTCACCGCCTAATGCTGTGCGCAATTGCTCTACAATGCGCTGGTAGATTTCTTTTCTGACCATATTCTAATGCTGTTATATTATAGTTCGTACTGTTTGAAAAACTCATCTAGACATTCATCGATAATACTTTCCACGATGCGCTCCACCTCAGGAGATGCGCCAATGAATTGTCGTTTGGGAATGGTGATGGTGCTACCTACTTTCATAAGTGCCATGCGCTTCCAAAATTCCGCAGTCGCGCCTAATTGTACATTTTGCTTATTCTCCCTCAGCTCGCCATTTTTTCGCCTTCCCATGCCCTTATTGGCTTCGTAGTACTTAGCCCAAAAGAAACGCTTCATCTTGGCTGTGACAACGATTTCTCCACCTTCGTTGTGAATAGCAGCATAGGGCAGCGTACTCTCCCAAGTGATCTTACCTGCACTTACCTTACCACGGATGCTGCGACGGAGCGCACCACTGTCCACCAGCACGTGTCGTCCAGCCTTAGAGGGATGCTTAGCGCGCGCCCATTTTTCCGAAAAAAAAGCTTGTCGCTCAAAGTTGCGGTCAAAGGCATCATCTAGCTCAACACGCACATCTTGCAGGATATGGCGGATTATTTCGCTGAAGTCTTTGTTTGTTGCCATAACGGTAATCCTTGTTCGGGATGCAGCAAAGCCGAAGAGGGCAATTTGTCCTCTTCGACTTCTCGGTTGATAATGTTGTTAAAGGTGCGCTCGCAGATGCAATACTTAGGATAGATGTACCGTCGCCAAATCTCTCGGTTGGACAACCCTACTTTACTCCATTTATCATAGATGGCTTGTATCTCCAAGACACGCTTAATATAACTTCGTCCCTTTCGGTGCTGCATAGTTGGTTGATGTTAGACGTTAGCTTCTCACACTTCCGTCATGTTTAGAGGGATGCTTTGCCAAGCTCCATTCTCATCTTTTCGCTCGGCTCTGATGTACTGTTTGGTTACTGTGGGTTGATAACTTTCTTCGATGATGCGTACACCTTCGCTGAATTTCTCATCGCCAACCTCGTCCGCCATCTTGCGGAGTTGAAGCACTCGAGAGGCTTTGATTTGTCCAGTTGCATCACGTGCCAAAAGTCTGAGGACTGCGGAGACGAGAGCTTTGGTGGTCTCGTCCTTTGCCAAACTCTCGATGTAATTCTTGACCATTACAATACCGTCTTCCACTGTGTCACGGTAGCCGTCAATCGTGTTGACGCCAAGTATAATTCGGAATTTGCTATCAGAGGTAGTGAAAGTGTGGCTGCGTTGATTATCCTTAGGGATGCCTATCACCTCACTCTTCATGTCTAGAACTGCAGAAAAATCATTGTACACTTTTTCCTTGGTAGCTTTGATTTGCTGGCTGAGAGATTCAAGCTCTTCCACGGCTTTGATGACTTCGATATCTACTAGTTCGGCATATTCTACGCGCGCCTGCTTGCGTGCTTCTTCTGCTGCCTTCTTGGCTTTTTCTGCGCGGAAAGCTTCAAACTCTGCGCGCTCTTCGGGAGTCATGGTTACTTGTTCCATTGTGGGATATTATTTAGGGGATGAGTACTTGTAGAACTTTTTGTTGGCGTTGATACGCCCAATCGGCTAATCGACCGTAGAAAATAGCACGTTGCTTTAAGGTGTGGTCTTGCATCTCGATGCGAACTTCTTCTTTGAGTTCGTCAAAATAGTTGCGGAGGCTTTCTTCCATGGTGTGAATGAGTTTAAGAAGGGAGTTGTTGTGAATTGAATGGTAGTTGGCAGTACTGCAAACTTACCTTAGGTTGATAATGTTGATAGAGTCGTTTGTGCTCAATGGCGTGTAGCTTGCGCGAAAGGGCATTTAGCTCGACCATATTGAGATAGCGGAAAGCTTTACCTGCGATGCGAGGTTGTAGGCAAAACTGGTCGACCACTTGCCAATCACTTGTATTGATGCCCATGGCAGTCATTTGCTTGAGTACTGCGCTGCGTCGCCTGCGCAGGTTCTCGCGGATACCCATACGCTCTTCAAGGAGACGGCATAGCGCGTTGTACTCCTGATAAGTCAACTCGCGCAGGGAGGTCGTACGACCATGGCTTATCTCGTCTACTAGTTGGGCTTTTTGTTCGTCGTCATCCCCATATTTGGGGAGTTTGGCGAAGAGGGTGTAGAATCTTGAGTAGTTCATACAGTTATAAGGTGATTAGGAGTATGGGGCGATAACCACGGTAGACATGCAGCGCGCAGTGCTCACCTTGGATGATACGTGTCCAGACCTTTGCCCGTGGCGGTGGATTTAGATTGTGGAGATGGTTGTTTATCTCGGTGGATAATCTCCTCAAGTAATCATAGACGTCCTCGGAGCTAACCTCAACCCCTTTGTGATGTTTGTCCAAATAGTCTTCTATTTTACGCAGCCATTGTGGTCTACTGTTGGGGAGAATGCTGTACCAAAATAATTTCCGAGATTTTTGTTGTGTATCCATTGGTTGGTGTTTGGATTATTGTGAGAGGGCAGGAGTCGAACCTGCGATGCAAGCTTGCTAAAGATTTTTTGCACCTCCGTCGGCAGCTCTCTGCCGTTACACTCCCTTGAAAAGGTGGGGCGGACTATACTCACGTACCACGCGCCCCGATATCAAATTATAACAATTCGAAAACGTAATGGTTTATTTGGGTTGCCATCGAGTATCATCATAATCACTCAACCATTGTACGGATACTATAGCCCTGAGCCGTCCTGTGCCTTTGCAACGGGGGCAGGGGAATTTTTCCTCGTTATGGGCTATACCGCCTAAATATCCGCGCGCACAGCAGTTCGGGCATAAAAATCCTCGAACTTGGTGAGACTTCTCGTATTCGAGGTCGTCGTAGCGGCTGGGGTGCAATTCTAGGTGTTGTACTAATTTACTCATTGTTTCGGTGCTTGCTTTGTTGTTATCAATCGGGGCAAACTAGGCTGTCTGCATATTGCTCCGTGGGTTCGGGTTGGTGCATCGTTGTGTTGGTGGGTTGCTCTCTGAAATAGGATACTAACATCAACACAAAGGGCAAAAGCACACCGGCTACCATGATGAAAGCAAATGTGTAGCTAAGAGCGGTTTCGATGGGGTCTTTTCCTTGTTTCATTGTTCCTTGCGTTTATACGAAACTACGGTTACCTCCATGCCTTCAAAGAAGGCAACGTGTCTGTACGTTGCAGTCTAACGCGCTCATCATTTCAGAGTAGATTTTAGACACTCCGCGTATTCCCAGAATGCCATTATCAAGCTCGAAATAAGACGTGCTAATTTCAAACAAGCGATGTCTACTTACATCAATCCCTTCTGCCAGTAGTTTGGCTTCATCTTCGAGTAGTTCGACTGCATCATTAATGCAGTAAAGGTCGTCAGAGTTGTTGATTAGCTCAAATGCTTCTTGTACTGTCATTGTTTATAGTTTGTTTTGTTTGTTGTTGTGAACTCTTTCCAATTTGGAAAAGGTTGGAAAGAATTGGGGTTTATTTGTTGGCTTCCTTCGCTGCTTTCCGATTCTTGTTAATGTCGGCTGCAAATCGGGTGATATATTCCCATTTTACCGCTATCAGACAGGATTGCCACTTTTGCGCGCTGATGAACGACTTCTGTCTGTGGATTTCGCTCGCTTCTTCCTTTGTTTCCGCGTCTGCGTTGTTATCTTCTGCATCGAGTTGTCTGTTGAGGGCTTCAAGCTCTTCTTCTTTGGCTTGATTATATTCCGCTAACGCTTTGGCGGTTTCCTCCGCTGCGCGCTTTATCTCGTTGCCCCAATACTCGGTGGTTCTGTCTTTTGTTGTTTCCATTGCTTTGTTATTAACCGTTTTCTAGTTCTTGTTCGTATCTGTAAAGCGCGTCCCTTAGACTGTCTACCAATCTATCACGTAGGGTGTAAACCTCCCATCTTTGCACCATTAGTGCCACCGCATCTGTGTAACTTTGGCGATACAACTTCTCCCTTTCTTCTGGCGATGCTCTCAATATCTTCTTTACTAGATTTTTAAAGGCTTCTTTCTCTGCTTGGTATGCAAGGCTCCAGAGGAAATAAGCGTCTTGTCTTTTTTGTTCCTCTTCTCTTATCATTTTTTCGTAAGCCTGCACTCTTAGGTCTTTTGGCTTTGCAGATTCGTCGGTGGCTCTGTCTTTTTCCATAAATCAATTTGTTTGAGCTTTTTCGTGAGGTTGCGCAAATGGTTTGGTGATTAGTTCGGGGTTGTCGTGGATGTTTCCAATAACTTTTATCGCAAGTGCATCTTCTCCTTGCAATTCTAGGAGGACTAAAGATAGGGGGCAATACTCCATGTCTCTGTTACTTGGGGCAGTCAATAGCACAACAAAGCACGCTTGAGGTTTATGCCATTCAACAACGGTTCTTTGTGCTAACGTGGGGTCATTTCCACAAATCTCTATGATGTCCCCCTCCCAAATCTCGGGGGGCTCTGCGGTTGCTTCGCAAACTATCTGACCAATCGTTTTGGGGTCTACCTCGTATTCTTCGCCTTCAAAGTCTTGTTCTCTGATGGCATAAGTCTTGAAGGGTATTATGTCTTTATGTTTTGGTGCGTTTGTGACAATCAAATTGCCCTTATGCCACTTGCCTTCGTGGTCGCGTCCTCGAAATAAAATTGTTCTCATTGCTGTTCTTATTTTCTGATATGTACTTTTAGGCAGCCATGCCATTGTTGGATATGTGAAGCAAAAATCACATCACTTGTTTCAATCACCGTATGCCCTTTTGTCTTGGCTCTTCGAAGGGTGAGATTGCAAGATAGATTTCTCGCTAGCCACTCCTCAATCACACCACTCACGCGGTCGTTGGGTAGGAGTTGTAGGTAAGTTTCATTCGGTATCATCGTTCTCTCCTCCTTCTAATCGTAAAATGCCCTCTTCCCACACGGGGTAATAACTACCTGTCTTCCCCGAGTAGCGACCTTGGCAAAAAGCCTTAAAGCCAGAGACGCGAACCTTCACGCCTGCTGCGTAACGCAATCGGATGGCTGGTTTACCGAGAGGTGCGCCTTTATCCTCCTGAGAGATGAAGATGAACGTCTTCTTGGGATAACGCTCTGTGAGGGATAGAGCTTGCGCGTACGTCCAGCCTGCGTATTGAAAGCTATCGATAATGATAAACCGAGCACTGCGCTGTTTGGACAATCGCTCAATGAGTTCCTCATAACTATCAGACGTGGCGACAGCAAACGTCCTACTTACTTCACTCATCTGATAGCGTTCGATGCGCTCTTTGAAACTCTGCGAAACACCTTCTTCAAGGGAAAGGTAGAGGACTTTTCCGTAGTTGCAGAGTTCGCGAGCAAGCTGCATCACAAAGCTACTCTTACCCGATGCACTTGCGCCTGTGATAAACCATGTTTCGCCAATGGCTGGACGTCCAAAGGCTTCTTCCCATTGACCTTCCCAAGGGAGAACCTCGTAACGTTTACGGATGATTTCTTCAGGACTGTAGAGTTTTCTGCTCATTGGATTTTTGGGGGTTAGGATGGTTGTAGTTTCAACTTTTCGATTTCGGTGTAGACTCTTCGTAGTCCACCAGCGGTCTTGCGCACGATGCTGCCAATATCTGTGCCTTCGGGAGCGTTGACCATAGCCACCACTCGAGCTTGCTCGTGCAGGAATGCTTCTCGGTCGCGCCCGTCGTCGGGAGTAACTCGTGCGTAGCGGTCGCCATATCGGCTCAGCATCTCGGTGTATCCCACCTTTTGCGCATCAATGCTACGTGTTATTTTAGCGCGCAAGCCATCTGCACCCATCATGTACCACGCGCAGCAGCGTTCAGTAGCGTTCCATAGGGCTTTGAGTTCCAAAAAGGCTTCATATTGGAGGTCGCCTGCTTCATCAAGGATGATTAGAGGGCGGTCTATGCTGCGCAAGTAATACACAAGGTCATCGTAAACATCGGCATAGCGTCCGCGAGCGGTAACGCCAAATTCAGCAGCAATGGTGCGAATCAGCTTGAGTTTGGTCTTGACCTGCGAGCAGTCTATGTAGACCGCATTGCGGTGACTTTTGACATAGTGGCGAGCCGTAAAGGTCTTGCCGATATTGGGCAGGTCGCAGAGGATTCCGCTAAGGCTAGACTGTTGGCAGGCTTCTAATTGCGCGCCGACAAACTCAAATGTGGCAGTTTTGGCAGCCTTCCATTCTACTTCTCCGCGCAGGTTCACACCCAAACGTCGGGCGATGGTTACCCATGCACCATCACTCAGCACGCGGTCTGTCTGACCTTTTTTGACGGCACTATATACTGAGGTCGTCATACCCAAGGCTGCTGCATGTTTCGCGTCTGAGGGATAGTTGACGCGGTTGGTAGCGATAGCAGCCGTAATCTTTTGCTTTATCTCCGTTGTAATCATGTTCTAATGCTGTTATAAGTGGAACTCTGTAATCTGTTATAAGCTCTCCAATGCTCGTGCGCGGTAGTCCGTCGCTGGCGGTGGGAGGTAGTAGTCGTCCTCGTCTTCGGCAGGGGGAGATACGATGTTCTCAGCGAGAGAGGGAGTTGGTTTGAACAGCTCGGACTTGCCAAACTTGACTTCGGGCTTGATGATGCTAACCTGTGGGACAGCATTCTCCGCAACGTATTTGCTGAACTTGGCAACTTTCTGTTGTTGCTTGGCAAATTTCGCATGGTCTTCGGCTGTTTGCTCAGCCATCACGCGGTTGTAAGTCTCTACGCGTTCTACGGTGTCAATGTAGCGGTCACCTTGGAAGAGGTGCACCTCAGTGGGGTGTCCTTCTTCGTCGGGTAGGTAGCAGGCAACGACCTTGTAGTTGTTAGGCGCAAGTCTTTCGAGTACTTCGGTCTTGCTCAACCACCAATCTTCGCCCATCACACGCACCGTGGAGTTGCGTCTAACGCTGGTCTCTACGCGCTGACCAATGTAGCGTGCCAAGGTCAGCTTGTCGAGCGGTTGCAGTGTGGGATTGATATTAGCCACTAGCACGTCCCAACGGCTCATGTTAGGGTACTTCTTCTGATTGGGATGCAGGGCTGCGTTCCACTCTGCGCAGTCTCTACGGTCGTCAGCTACTAGCTCATCGTAGGTGTAGTATTGCTTGTCCTCGTAGAGCTCGTTTGTGGCATCGCTTACTTTCTTGGCTTCTGTCCGCCATTTGCCTTTTCCGTAGAAACGTCCGATTCCTTCGTGATTCTTGTGGATGATGCTGCGCTTCTTTGCACCATTGAGCGGTTCTGCATACTTCTCTTGCGAGTTTTGCGCTGCGCAGAAGCGGACGAAGGGGAAAGCTACACCTGCTTGTAGAAACCCACTCTTGTATTGGGTCATTAAGTGGTTCTCCACTTCAATACCTGCTGGCATCCCCCAACCTTGGCGGTCGATAAGCCTAAACATATCGCGGAAGCAGTCGAGTACAAGTCTCTCGTCCTTTTTCCTTGCGTAGCTCGCACCGATAACGCATTGACTGACCACATCGTAAGCGTAGTAGGCATGGATGCGTTGTTTCGTGTCCTTGAGCTTGCGCGTCAAGTCTACGTCATCCATCGTAATTTGCGACAAGCTGAATGCGCCAGCATGACGGTGCATGTGAGGCATCTGCTCGTGCATAAACGTGGTGTAGCTCTCGTGCGCCTTGGCAATGAGGAGGCGGTTCTTGGGGCGGTTGAGGTAGTTGCTGATGGTGCTTTCGCTCAATTCCTTTGGATTGCCGTTCTTGTCCACAAACTCCTCGGGGTCGAAGAGTTCACCAGTCTCGGGGTCATAAACTTCCAACTCTCCGCAGACAAATTGATTGTACATCTCGGCTACGTTGGAGTTGAAGGGCTTATTAGGTAGGCAGGAAATGCCGATGATGAGCTTTTCTGTCTTGTGGTCAACCTTGCGTGCTGCTTGGTTGCCAAACTTGCCACTAATCAAGACTCCGTAGCCTCCTTTCTTATATTCGTTGGCTTTCTTCCTAAAGCGGAGGGTGCTACTCGGTAGCGTGTGTCCGTAAAGGTCGCGTAGTCCTTCAATCACTGCACACATCTTGTCCCAGCTGAATCGCTCCTTGAAGAGCTTATTAGTTGCGACGGTGTGACTGTAGAGGTAGAGGGCACAGTTCAGCACACTGGCGTTGGTCACATATTCGTTCACCTTCTCGATGGGCAGGTCTATTCCGCATTCTGAGGGACTCGAGTAGTAAGCCATAGCGCGCTGGTCTACTTCGTAGTTCTCGCGCAGCCAATTCTCAACCATTATCCGATGCTTCTCAGGATAGAGGGCGTTGACCTTCTCCTTATAGGCTGGTGGTAAGCTATCCACTGCAATGAGCGCGCAACAACCAGCAGCACCACCGCCACGACGCACCACGCGGATGCGACCGCGAGCTGAGAGTTGCTTATAATTAGACGAGGAAACAATCCCCTTGTCTATCAACTCTCGCGCTGATATGCATAGCTGTTTGTTGTAATACTCCATTGTTGTCGTTGTTTGCCCATTGGGCGATTCTACTTCAAAGCTGCGGTTTCAAGCTGCAGCTTCTCAAGCTGTTCAAGGGTTGTTATCTCAGTCTCCTTGACAATCTTGTTGCGATGGGTCACTACACAGTGACCAGTCTGCATCGTCACTTCTAGTACTGCGCCATTTGCAAAGGACTGTCGCATCTTACCGTTGCTAGTGTGGATTGTCTCACACTCAAGTGCTGATACCATCACTACTGCACCATGCTCCATGGCTGTGCGACGAATCACATGAGATAGTCGGCTGTTGCTCCATTCTAAGAGAGCCTTATTTACCATACGTGGAGTTACATTCCACATTTCGGCTAATTTAGCCTTCAGTTCTGCGCTAGCTGCAATGCTGCGCTTGGGGGTTTTTGTCTGTTCCATTTGTGGGATAAGTGTTAATGCGTTCATTATTTTGGCGAAATTCTTCGCTGAAATCGCCCCTTTTTCGTACCTTTGGGGGCGTATTCTAATTGGAATACACTGCAAAGTTAAGGACAAAATTTCAACCCAGCAATAGTAATGGACAAAAATCTCACCATAAAAGAAAGAATTTTGACCTTTCTGGAGATGAGAGGTATCAAAAAGACCGATTTTTTCCAAAGGACGGGAATTCAAAGCAGCAATTTCAAAGGAAAAAATTTGCAGAGCCAGATTGGAGGAGATATGATAGTCAAAATTCTGACCGAGTATAAAGAACTCTCTCCTTCATGGCTTATGCTTGGTGAGGGAGATATGCTTTCAAACGACATTGACGGCATTAGTCCGAACTGTGTCGCTGATATGCATCAAATAAATACAGAAGAGAAAGGCATCCCATTAGTTCCAATAGAAGCTGCAGCAGGATTCTTCCAAGGCGAACAAAATGTACTACTCTCTGATTGTAAACATTTTCAGGTTTCTATCTTCCCAAGTGCTGACTACCTTATTCCTATTAAAGGAGATTCTATGCTTCCTAACTATAGTAGTGGAGATATAGTAGCATGTCAAAGAATCAATGCTCAGAGTACATTTTTCCAATGGGGCAAGGTATACGTAGTGGATACAGAACAAGGAGTACTTATAAAGAGATTATTCGAAGGCACTTCTCCTGCCACTATCCGCCTTGTATCTGACAATGCAAAATACCCTCCTATCGAAGTACCACGCGCAGAGATTTATCACATGTCTGTTGTTCTAGGCACACTACGTCTAGAGTGA